CGTCATCTGAATCGTCATCTGAATCGTCGTCAGAATCGTCATCTGAATCGTCGTCAGAATCGTCATCTGAATCGTCGTCAGAATCGTCATCTGAATCGTCGTCAGAATCGTCGTCAGAATCGTCGTCAGAATCGTCGTCAGAATCGTCGTCAGTATCTGTATCAGAATCAGAATCTGAATCGCTATCCCCACCTGTCTCTATTACTTCAGGAGTTTTGGTGCCTGTAGTAGTTGTATCTTTAGTAATTGTTTCATCAACTTTATTAACTTTAGTTGGTGCTTTACCTTTTGGACCTAGCCCCATCAAATATCTATACGCATCGGCAGAGCCGCCAGTCATTGTGTAATAGGGATTAGTTGCTACTGGGGCAATACTACCGGGAGGTAATGCAGGTGCTTGTGCTGCAAATGGCATTGCGCCAGCAAAAGGCTCATACCCTTGCGTTGTAGCGTTAGCAGCATCGCTTAAACTTTTAATTATGTTTGGATTACTTGTAACTAAACTGCCCATTGTTCCGGCATAACCTTGAATAGCGCTATCTGCGTATGCAGAGCCGCCATCAGCAAGGCGCGTATATTTAGGTTTGAAGTACGTACGCTCACCACTACCTGATCCTGTATAACCTGCGTTAGGGTCTGATACGCGCCCGGGATCAAAATCGTAGTTATAGCGTTCATTATCTGAAGGCGCAACGCCGCTACCAGAGTCTGTCAAAGCAGGGGCTAACGCCATACCCGCAGTCTTAGCCGCACTAAATCCACCGCCCATCGCATTGAGGGCTGCACTACGTCCAGCTTCAGTACCTAAACCTTGAATACCATATTTAACTTTATCCAAATTAGACATGGCGTTCATACCAGCAGTTGGATCACCAGCACCAGCGGCGGCTTTTGCACCTTCAGAAAGTGTAGTTGCAGCAGAACCAGTCAACCCACCCATCAAACCAGAGCCGCCGTAAGCGCCCATACCGGCCATCAAACCTTTTTCCAAACTACCAGTACGAGCAGCTTGCACCCCACCAACCATTAAAGCTGCCATAGGTGCGCCAACCCCGGTAGACGCTAAAGCAGCCCCAGCAATCATTGGTAAAAGGTTAGACAAAAACCCAGCTTCAGCCAGTCCAGTCTCAGGGTTAATACTTAGTGACCCTCCATTTGCCCGAGCAATGTCTTGAAGATTTTGTACTTCACGACGAGACATGTGTACAAGCGTATTGTCAGGTCCGCGACCGCGTGACGCTAAATGTTGGGCGGCTAGTTGTAGGCTCATTTTTGCCTCTCAAAATGGGGGTTATCGAATATTATCATGGTGGGAGCGTGGACACAAACGAAAGTGTGGCTACGACAGAGGCAGTTGACGGTTTGGTAGGAGTTCCAGAAGCCGCGTATGTTGGTATTGTCATTGTGGCGATAGTGGGCGACCAATAAATCTGAACATAATCATTAGCATTCATAGACAAAAAGTAGTTCCACCCCTTAATGTCATGGGCTGGATCTCCTACATTTTTACGGGCAGGTAAGCCGAGTACCCCAGTAGAACCGACAATATCCGTACCGTTTTGCTTTAGCCAGATGTACATATCTTGCGGAGCGTTATCTAAGTTTTGTATCTGTACACTAAACTGCAAGTTGTAGATTCCGGCGTTTTCTACAGTTATTTTTGACCCTGTTTGGAGTGATACTGTATTAGCAAAATCTGTATTAGATAGTGTCAATAATGTAGCTGTATTGGCTGTTGTGGATTGGCTTGTGTAACTAGAAAATGCGCCATATGGAAACGCGACGTACTTACCGCCAGCTCCGCTGAACAGCTCGCTCAGTGAATTACGTAGTTGGTTAAAGTACAAACGCAAGACGTTAGCGAATTGGTCTTGATAACGACGTTCGTACTCTTCCGGTCCTAAAGGCAAGCTAGGAACTGCTGGATTAATAATACGATTACTAGTCGCCATTAACGTCTACCGTCTGGCCTAATATCAATACGAGGAGCACCTACTTGCCAAGCCGTATTTAATTGATTCGACCCAATTTTAAAAATCATTTGGCGGCCTCGCATACGGGTGTAAATCTGCCCCGTAAACTCTTCGGTAATGTCATATGCACTACTGCTGTATACAAGTTGACTTGCGCCACTTGTTCTACCAGAACCAGAGTTAGCCAAACCATACAACGTCATGGTTACTTTAGGTACATCACCATTAGGCGCATTAGATGAATCTGAAAAAGTCAAGTCCGGTAAGACACGCCAGACGAAACCAAAATTGTGGCCATCCCCAATATCAAACTCAGACGAACTAATATAAGCATCAATCGCAGTGTTAGTGCCAGTTTCGTTAGCATTTAGGCCGTCCTCATGAAAGACGATATTGGCGTTGTAAGTAGCCGCAATCGGGTATGGCAATAAGCCGGAGTCTAGCCACGCTGTTCGTGCCATAGTGCCGTAGTACCAAACTTTCTCAAGATAGTTATATACAACGTACTTATCCACTGTGCTGCTATTAGCGGAACAATAGAACCACCAGACTTCATTAAAGCCCTCGTTTGTACCGCAGAAAACTTGAAGCGCCTGCTCTTGGTTAAGGTCTTGGAACACGTAACGGCGCAGATCGCAGTTGAGCGTTTGTATACGACCATCATATGCATAGAACTTATCTACACCCATCCAATAAATAACGCCAGATGCAATCACAGCCGAGTTAGGACTAATGATTGAGATATTGTCACCAAGCAGCTGTGAACCCCACACATAGGGAGGGCCAAGGTACTGCATTGAATACACGCTTGAGTCAGTAAATACCACAATCTCTTGGCGGGTCTGAACTGTAGTTACGATCTGTGAGCCATGAGATAAGCGAATACTACCGGCTTGGTTTGTAGCTGCGGGTGTCCAGTTGTAAGGATCATCTTGGCTAGACCAACGAATTAGCATCGGGTCCATAGTGGTAGAGCCATAATCATTGCATCCAAACGTCATGATAAAGCGATATGTATCTGACACTGTCAAATTGTTTTGTACTACTGGCACATCAACAATCAAAGATACAGAGCCAGAGCCAGTCGATGATGTATTTACAAGATTTCCTGCGGTATTAATTAAGCTAAAAGTTAAGCCGTTAACGCCATAAACATAGTAAGTAGTAGCCGCAGAAACGCCAGACGGTAGTGAGCCACCAGAAAACTGAATGGCTGCGCCTTCTGTATAAAGTACTGTTGAAGTTACTACAGTTGGAGATGCGTTGGTAAACGTAACCGTACCGCCTAAAGAATTGAGCAATACACCGCGAACACCCGTACCAGACGACGCTGTCCAGTAGTAAAGCCCATAACCGCGTGGGCCAAAGATCAAGTCTTGGCCGTAGTTCATTTGGTTCCACAGACGCAAAGCAGAAGTGGACGTACCGCCATTACCCCATGTAGTACTTAGCTGACCCCAAGTACCAGCACCCCAACCAAGAAGCGGAACAGGAGTTGCAGGGCCAGCACTGACTTGGTATGCCGCAGATACAGCCGCACCGCCATAAGAGCCAGCAGTCAAAGCCGAGGCCGTTGTGATGGTGAATGAGCTAGTACCAACAGTTTGAATTTTGTATTCAGCGTTTAGCGTTGTAGCGTATGTACCCGTAGCGCCCGAGAATGTAACGTACGTGCCGATTGTCAAGCTTGTTGTAGAAGCCGTTACAGTGACTGTGGTTGTGCCGTTAGCTGTAAATGGGTTTGAGCCAAGCGTTACAGTTGACTGAATTGGGGTGATGTTGTAATACGCACCGCCCTGTTCAATGTAGAACTTAACGTTTGTGCCTACGCCAATGTAGTTAGCGCCAGAAAGAGATGCCCAATTCCATAAAGAACGGCATACGCCATCGTACGTGTAGCCTGAGATGGGTTGCCAGCCGCCAATAACTTCCGGAGTGCCTTGACGGAAACGAATTTTGTCGCACTCGTACCAACCACCTTCATTGGTATAGCGAGTATTTTCACGGTTGACGCCGGGCTTAAATAAAACTTTTTGTAATGGCATCGGTCAATCCAGTAGGGCGCACTCAGCAGTGCGGCGTTTTAACAAGCCCGGCAAAACTTTGCCGCCACCTTTAGTCCAGAGCATCAGTTGTTCCTTGGCCCCTTCCCAATCATTGGCATTGATTTTCCTCTTTAACGTGGAAGTCTGCAAGCGTCCAGTGCCTAAGTTATAACAGAAATCTACGATGGCATTGCACTTGCGCTCGTCAGTAATCAGACCCGGACAGTTACGCAAAACACCGGGTAGGTATGTATGCTCAAGCTCAATCATCAAAAGCGCTCTAGCCGTGGGTTCATCCATCGGAGCGTCTTCTAAAGTCACCTTGCGTTTATCTGCGTAGTAGGTAGAACCATAGCCAATCGTAGCCACGCCAGCCGGACATAAATACGGCTTGGCGCGGTAGCCCTCAAACTGACGGCACAGGCTGGCGGCTAACTCTAGGTTCATAGCCCACGTTTAGCTAAAGTACGGTCGAGGAACCAGAAATTTATTGTCCCGCCCAGCAACGCTGAGAAGTCTGGCGACATGAACAGTTTAAACACTTCAGTTGCATCAAGCCCTGAGTTCATGCTTGACCACGCATACCAAATGTGAATGAACGTCCAAATCAACAGAATCCAATATGTAACTACAGGACGCACAGAAGCTGACAGACTAGCCGCCCAACCACCTGCGGCTTTGACCATTTCGGCCTGCTGTTGGATTGCAGAGTTAAAAGCATCCATAACTCCAACATCTACTGCGGCTTCACGTTGAGCACCTATCTCGGCTAACTTTTGCTGACCACGCAGCGTTTCCAGTTCGCACTGACGGGCAAACATATTAAGTTCATGTTGGCGCTCGTTTTTCTTGTCAAAGAACTTTAGGACTTCAGGAGCCAAACGGAACACACCGCCAAAGATGGAACCTAGTAAGCCCCCAGATAAAATATCAAGCATAGATACTCCTTATTTAGCCATCTCAGTGGCGGCTAGATTGATACGGGTTTTGACAGCGCCAAGGTCTTGCGGTTCCTTGGTAAATCCAACGGAAATGTAACCTTCAAAAGCACCCATCTCAGGCGGAATGGAGCCACGGCAGATAAATCCTACGCCCTGTTTTTCTTCCCAATCGGATGTTTTACCAGAAGCTATCAGTTTATCGCAGTAGACTTCACCGTTCATCATGGCAATGACTGCGGTATTACGGGTGGAATCTTTGCCAAACAGAGTTGAGTTGTAGCCATCCAATGTGGTGTCCCGTCCCTTTGGGCCATACGAAAGTAACGTGACCCTGCTATTCACAACAAGCGTTACCTTGTGAACCAGCACCGTTTCAGCTTCTAAATCCTTTTGTAGCTTTTGGGCTACGTGTTCTAACACTTTAATCTCTTTAAGCTGCGGCTGGTGGCTTGAGCTTGTAATGGCGTTCAGTATGACTGTGCGGGAATCCCACGCAAAGTAGCCAGCAAAGAACAAGAACGATAACAGGATGACGGTGAACAACTTAAAAGGATTGTCCACCCACTCAATCAAGCCAATCACCTTGCCAACGGTGCTATCGTCTTTTTTAGCTTCAGGCTTGGGCGCAGGGGCTGGCGCAACAATGACTTCTATCTTTGGCTTAGGTGTACGCCGCTTAACAGGCGCTACCTTTGCTGGGGGTTTCTTTGCTGTGACCATGTTTAAACCAATATGTCTATCTTGCGGTTGGTAAAAATCTCAAGGCTAAGTTGGTTGCGTTCTGCTTTTTTTACGTACAACTCAAACTCAAGATCGTCAATTTTGTCTTTAACCTTCTTCATCTTTAACGCTTGTGCATATTCTTCCGACAGGCGTTCTGCTCTGCGTTCTAGCGCATCCGTTTTAGTTGGCTCGCCTCCCGGCTGAACCATGGGATACCACTTGTGTATGGGCGGAATCATTTCTTTTCACGTTCAAGTGCATCTTTGTACCCATGAATAACTAACTCTCTGGTTTCTGCTGAATCTGCTGTGCCCGCCCACTCTGCTAAATTGTTCCAAATAACCACGTAATCTGTTGACTTGCAGTATTGCGCATTGTTCTTCAGCCACCGAATCATTTGCTGATGGCGCTCGGACGGATTGTGGATGGTGTAGCCTATCCCATAAAACTCGCGGACGTGACAGCCACTCTTGGCTACGGCTCCAACTAGCCCCAACAGCAGTAACAGAAGGAGCCAGCGCATACATTGGTTAGCTCCACTT